ACAGTGGAATTATTTTGCTAGCACAGGCAGCAAATATTGGATCTGATACGCATACCGTTTCTTTTTCTCATAAAAGATCTTCGGTAACTACTGAAATTGTAAAAGATTTGCCTATACCAGCAAATGATTCAAGTAATTTATTATTCGGTAAATTGATTCTTGAAAGTGGTGATTCTATTCAGATTAGTTCTAATAGTGCCACCAATATTAAATTCATCGGAAGCATCCTAGAAACTCTTAACTAATATTAGAAATGTCCCAACCATATAAGAGCGGCAGACAACAGAATCTTAATCTTGGTATTACATCAGTTACCGAGAGTCGCACAGTCTTACAAACGATTGGTAAAGTTGGTATTGGGACAACTAATGCACAACAACATTCACTATTTGTTGTTGGATCTACAAATATTACTGGTGATGTAAATGTAGGTGGTGCATCTACATTTGTTGGTGTCGGAACATTTGGTGATGACTTATATGTTGCAAATCAGTTATATGTTGGTGGGGTTAGCATCAGTGGTGGTGCAACTGTTGGTGCCGATGTTGTTACTAGAAATCTTTTAGCATCCGGTATTTCAACACTTACTGGTCAAGTCAATGCTAATGGTGGATTAGATGTAACTGGACAAACTGAACTTGATAATTTAAATGTAAGTGGTATTGCCACAATTAATAACCTGAATGTTCAGACAGGTTTTGATGTTTACGATACTCAGGCAGTCTTCCACAATAATGTTCGTATTGAAGGAAACCTCAGTATTGGTGGAACTGCAACAGTTATTACAGCAGCAGACTTAAAAGTATTTGATAAAGAGATAACTCTTGGTGTTACGACTGATGCTTTTGGGCAAGATATTTCAAATGATGTAACTGCAAATCACGGTGGTATTGCGATTGCATCGACCGAAGGTTCTCCATTAGTTGATCTAACTCTTGCTGGATTTAGCACACTACCCAAAACTTATAAGCAATTGATGTGGGTTGCTGCAAACTCTTATGGGTTTGGAACAACCGATGCATGGATGTTCAACTATGCGGTTGGTATTGGTTCAACGTTAGTTCCTAATGGTGTTCGCTTTGCTGTTAGGGATATTCAGTTTACTGATGATACGATCAATACTCCTAATATTAATGTATCGCAGAATTTAAATGTAACTGGTGTTTCAACTCTTTCTGGTATCACAACCACTGGTACTGATTTTTACGTTGGTGCGGATCTTTATGTTGCTGATGATATCTTCGCTGATGAGATTAACGCTAGAAATGCAGTTCTTTCAGGTGATCTGAGTGTTGTTGGAGTATCCACATTCACTGGACTTATTGATTCTAATGGTGGCATTGATGTAACTGGACAAACTGAACTTGATAATGTCAACATTAGTGGTGTTACTACCTTTGCTGGACTTCTTGATGCAAATGGTGGAGCAAATATTAGTGGTCAAGTTACACTTGTAGATCAAGTTACTCTTTCAAATAATTTAGAAGTTTCAGGAGTCTCTACATTCACTGGACTTCTTGATGCAAATGGTGGAGCGGATATTGCTGGCCAAGTTACTCTTTCAAATAATTTAGAAGTTGTAGGAGTATCCACATTCACTGGACTTCTTGATGCAAATGGTGGAGCAACAATTGATAATATTCGTATTGGTATTGCTGATGATAACACGATTGATACCAGCACTGGAAATCTAATACTTAATTCCAATGCTGGCACGATTGATATTACTGATCAGTTGAATGTTTCTGGCATTTCTACTTTCCAAAGTAATGTCATATTCCAAAGTAATGGATATTTTGGTGATGGAGATACTTTACACTTTGGTGATAGTAATGATTTACAGATTTATCATGCTAATGTTGGTGGTGGATTAAATTATATAAGAGATTATAGTACTGGACTTAGAATTACTTCCAATAATTTTGAAGTATATTCATCAAATCTTTTTGAAAAATTAATAGGTGCAACTTATAATGGATCAGTTGATTTATATCATGACGGTGTAAAACGTGTTGAAACTACTGGTTATGGTGCAACTATCTTTGGAACTTTACAATCTCAGCAACTGAATGTAACTGGTGTTTCAACTCTTGCATCTCTTGGTGGTATCACAACAACTGGTGGAGACCTTTATGTTGGTGGGGACTTATATGTAAAAGATGACTTAGTATTTGATGAGTTTACTGCTCGCAATGCAACAATTACTGGAAATCTGAATGTCGCTGGACTGACAACTGTTGGTGTTGTATCAGCAATCAGCGTAAATGCAACTGGTATTATCACTGCAAATACTTTTAGACCTAGCAGTGGTTTTATTCAGGCAGCAGATGGAACTAACTCATTCTACATTTACAATGGATCTGGAAATGTAGCATTCCAAGGAACCATTGGTGCTTCAAGTATTAATAATGGGCAAGGATATCAAGCGATTAACTTCACTACAACATCCACCCCAACAGTTCTCATTCCAAATGATCTGAATGTAACTGGTCTCACAACTCTCTCTTCCGCTGGTGGTATTACGACTACTGGTGGAGATCTTTATGTTGGTGGTGATCTCTATATTAAAGATGATCTATTCTTTGATGAGTTTACTGCCCGTAATGCAACGGTAACTGACACTACAACTCTTGGATTCACAACTACTGGACAACTCTATACCAAAAATATAGAAATTGCTGGTGTAGCAACATTTAGAGGAAATGCATACTTTGGTGATACTGATGTTCTTAATTTTGGTGATGGTAATGACTTACAAATTTTCCACGATGGATCCAATAGTTATCTAAGAGAAACTGGTGTTGGAAGTCTTGTTCTTGCATCTGATGGTGTAGGTGTTGACGTATATAATGTTGCCCAGGGTGAATATCAAGCACGCTTTATAAACAATGGTGCTGTTGAATTATATCACAATAATGTTAAGCGTCTTGAAACAACTGGATATGGCATAACAGTTTATGATACCATTCAAGCACCACAAATTAATATTAGTGGTATTGGAACTATTGATGGAGTAACAATTTCATCTGGAATTATTACATCATCAAATCCTGGTGTTACAACCATCAAATATTATGGAGATGGTTCGAACCTTTTTGGTGTTAATGCATTTAATGTTGTTAATCAGGTCTTATCTGCATCACCAGTTTATCCAACTTTTGCAAATAATATTGGTGTTACTTCAATTGGTATTGCTGATACGGAGGTTGGATACGTTCCTTCCAGTGGCAATCTTGGTATTGGTTCAACAAATCCAACTGCTAAATTGCAGGTCATTGGTGATGTTATTATCAGTGGAATTACAACACTCGGATCTGGTGCCACTACAACACAAACACTCTTCACAAATCAACTGAGTGTTTCTGGTGTTTCGACATTCATTGGAATTACTACAAGTAATTCAACCATTTTTGGAAACCAGTTAAGTGTTTCTGGTGTTTCGACATTAGCAACTCTTCATGCTCCAAAACTGACTCCTGATGGAACTGACTTTGGTGGATCTGAATATCTTGCAAAGGCGGATGGTGCAGGTGGTTGGACTTGGGCAGAAGTTCCAGGTATCTTCTCTGTTAATAATATCCTAAACGGATTTATTGTTAAAGATGAAGGATCTGTTGTAGGAACTGCTGGAAGTATTACAACTCTTGATTTTGTAGGAAGTAATATTATTGCGACAGCAGACCCACAACCAAATGGTATTGCAACTGTTCGCTTATCAGATACTCCTACATTTGATTCTCTAGTAGTTAATACTGGAATTACCACATTAGGAGTTACAACTTCTACATCACTATTCTCCAATCAACTTAGTGTTTCTGGTCTTTCAACATTTATTGGTGTAGGTACATTTAGTAGTGATCTTTATGTCGGTGGAAACCTATACATTCAAAATGATCTTGTATTTGATGAAGCAACAGTTCGCAACATCACTGTTACTGGTACAAGTTCTCTTGGAGTTGCTAGTGCAACTACATTAAATGTAACTGGTGTTTCAACATTTAATAATATTGTCAATATTGGATCTGCAATTACCGCATATCCAGCAACTGGTATCATAAGTGCAACTGCATTCTATGGTGATGGTTCAAATCTTGCTAACACTGGATCTACATTAAATGCCGCATCTGGAACTCAGAGATTAGTATTAACCAGCCAGACAACTGGCACAATGACTCAATCGGCAACGAACTCCGATTTAGTTTATAACTCATCCACAAATACTTTAAGTGGAACTAATTTTGCTCCTACACAATTAAGTGTTTCTGGTGTTTCTACATTCACTGGTGCGATAAGCACAGGAACTACAACAGGATTCTCTGGTCAATATTTACAATCAACTGGTGTTGGTGTTACTTGGGCAACATTCCCAACTTTAAGAACCACCCAAACCAATGTTGCAACAGATGGTCAAACATCATTTAGTTTTGCTTATAATGTAAACTTCCTTGATGTATTTGTTAATGGTGTTAAGTTAACTTCAAGTGAGTATACTGCAACAAACGGAACTACAATTACTCTGAGTTCTCCTGCTTTTGTTAATGATATTGTTGAGTTTGTTTCTTACAATACGACTAGTGTTGGTGGTGGCGGTGGTGGTGGTGGCGCATCAGTCCTAGATGAACTTTCTGATGTTGCTTTAAATCTTCCACCAGCGGCAGGTGAAAATCTTACATATAATGGTTCTAATTGGGTTAATGATTACACGGTAACTGCAACAACATCAACAACATCTCAGACTGCAATTCATACGCTATCATCTTCAACATATCGTTCAGTTGAATACACTATTCAGGCAACACAAGGATTAAAATATCATCTAACAAAGTTACTTGTTATTCATGACGGTCTGATTGCATATAACACTGAGTATGGAACAGTCTTTACAATAGATTCACTTGGAACATTTGATGTTGACATCTCTGGTGGAAACATTCGTTTACTTGTAACTCCATCAGCAGCAATTGCAACAAACTATAAGATTAAGTTCACGGCAATTAAGGTCTGATAAATATCTAAAAACTAAGGGGATAGTGAACCTTGGCTAATCAGAATTTTAGAGTCAAAAATGGACTCGAAGTAGGAACTGGCGTCACAATAAGTGGTGGAATTGTAACTGCAACTTCTTTTGTAGGTAGTGGAAGTCAACTAACAGGGATTGTTGCATCATCTGGAATTGCTACATATGCTAATGTTAGTGGTGTATCTTCATCAGTTGTTGGTGGAGCAGTATCTGCAACTAGTTTAAGAGTAACTGGTGTTTCTACATTTGATGGTGCAGTTCAAGTTAGAAACGGATATAATTTAAATATTGGCGACAATAATGATTTAAGAATTTATAATAATGGATCAAACTCATATATTGAGGATACTGGATCGGGATCTCTTATTGTATCTGGATCTGATATTGATTTCAAACAACACTCAACAAATGACACTTTTGCAAGATTCCTAGGTGGGGGATCAGTAGAACTTTATTATGATAATTCTAAAAAGATTGAAACCACTAGTTCTGGGGTTTCTATCACAGGGGATACTTCTACAAATAATTTAAATGTTTCTGGATTTTTAACTGCTACTAGTGCTTCTTTCAGTGGCAATGTAAGTATTGCTGGAACATTGACATATGAAGATGTAACAAATATTGATTCTATTGGACTTGTAACTGCTAGAACTGGTGTAAGAATTGATTCGGGTGGATTGGTTGTAACTTCTGGTGTTTCAACACTAACTCAAATACAATCCACTAGTATTAATGTAAGTGGCATTGCGACAGCAGAACAACTATCAGGATATAAATCTTTGGTTGGAGCGGCAAGTTCAACCACTTTAACTTATACTGTCACGGTTGCTTCGAAGACAACAAATCATCGTTATTATGGAAGTGGATCTGGTAATGGATATTATTTGAATGGTATAGAGTCACCATTTTTAACACTACTTCCAGGTAAAACTTATCGTTTTGATCAATCAGACTCTTCAAACTCTGGACACCCATTTAGATTTTACTTGGATGCAAATAGAAATACATTATACTCAACTAATGTAACTACAAACGGAACTGCTGGAAGTATAGGAGCATACACTGAAATATTTGTAACAGAAGCGACACCAAGTTCTTTGTATTATCAATGCACAGTGCATTCCTTGATGGGTCATGTATTAGAAGTTAGTGGATCTTCATTAATCATTCCAAATGAATTGAGATTTGTAAATGTTGCCGAAAAACTTACAAGAGCAGATGGAAACACTGTAAGTTTAGTTTATAATTCAAATGGCGCTAATATTGGATTTGCAACCAATCCAACTGGCAATATTACATTAGCAGTCACAGGTATTCCTACAACTTCTGATTTTGATAATCACGTTATTACGTTTAGTGTTTTTGTAAATCAAACTGGAGTTGCAAGAAGTTGTACTGCAATAACACTGAACGGTGTATCAAAAACAATTAAATGGTTTGGTGGATCTCTATTAGAATCTATTTCTGGTGTAACGACAACAAGTGGTTACGACATTTATAGTTTTACCGGCATTAACACTATTGGATCTGCCAGCAGCACTGCAAACTATGATATTCTTGGTGTTGTCAATGGAGGTTATCGTTAATTATGTCTCCAATATTTTCAAGAGTTGGATTCAATAGAGGAATTGGAAAACCTGTAAAGAGAACACAACGTAGACTGTTAAAGAAATATTTTCAATTTACTTCACCAGGAACTCTTGACTTGGCATCTATTCCACAGGTGCAAAGTGTCGATTATTTTAGTATTACTGCTGGTAGTGGAGGTAGTGCAGGACAACCTGGAATATCATACTCATCAAATGGTGGACAAGGTGGTGCTGGTGGATCGAGTGGATTTGTTAGCGTTTTATTGAATCAAACAGGATCTAGTCCAGTTCCTATATCCGTGGGATCAAATTATCCAACACCAATTTCTGGACCTAATCCTGGACCAAGTGGAACTCTATTAACAATTCCACAACCAGTCAGAGATGTTTTTAGTGATTACACAATTACTGCATATCCAAAAGGTACTGATGGATCTCCACCAGGAGATGGATTTGCTGGAAAGGGTGGTATTGGTGGAGCAGGTGGAGTTTATTTTTCATCAAATGGATCTTTACCCGCACAAAATTTACCATCAATCCCAACTACATCTGGAACAACTGGTGGAACAGGATATACAGTTACAAGTGCTGGTGGAAATGCATTTCGTTATGGTGGAACAGGTGGTGCTGGTGGTACTGGATATGGCGCTGGTGGTGGCGGCGGTGGCGGTGGTGCAGAATATGATGGTAATACTTCTGGTGGTGCTCCTGGTGGTCCAGGATCACCTGGGTTAATTGTGGTAAAGGTTACTTATTTGGAATAATACTGTTCGCCTGAAATTTGTGAGGATAAATATTATAGATAAAGACTAACTACAAGAGAAATCTTATAAGATGGCAAATAATAGGGAGTTATCGCAACTAGGTTCATTTATAAGTGTAGATGATTCCAGCAGAAATATTGGAATTGCTACAACTGCGACTCCCTATGTTGGTATTGGAACAACCAATCCCCAATATAAACTTGACGTTTATGGTGACATAAACTTCACACGTGACCTTTATAAAAATGGTCAGTTATTTGTTGCTGGTGTTGGTGTAGGATCTGATCAAGTAAATCCACAGTCTGGAATTGTTACCAATAGAATTGGTGTTGGATTTACTGATATTAATTTTGTAGGAACTGGAATCAGTATTACTGGTTATGGATCTACAATTGTTGTTGACTTTACTGCAATTGCCGCTGCTTCTGCTTCTGGTGGTGGATCTTTAAGTATATCAACAGTATTTACTCCACGAATTCAGGATATTGCTTTTGTTGGTGGAGCAAGCACTTCAATTATTGGAGTTTCTACTCAAACTGATAGATTTGTATATGATACTCAAACTGGTTCTGTGGGGATCGGAAGTGCTGCACCAGCGTATAAACTGGATGTGAATGGAGATATAAATAGTTCAACAGCGATCAGAGTTGGTGGAAACAACATTCTCGATGAAGCAGTTAGACTCTCAATTGCATTCGGATGATATAAATGGCTAATACTTTTAAACTCAAAACGAAGGCAAACGTAGGAGTCACTACGGTTTCGGTTTATACTGTTCCTGCGGCGACTACCACGACAGTAATCGGAATCACGCTTGCTAATGTATCTGGGTCTGGCATTAATGTTGGCGTAGGAGTCAGCAGAGTCAGTCAAGAAAGTATTAAACTTCTTAAAAATGTTCCGATTCCACAAGGATCTTCTTTGGAGTTTATGCAAGGAAATAAAGTAGTATTAGAAGCTACGGATACCTTAACGGTTATTAGCGATACAAATAATAGTCTTGATGTTGCTCTGACTATTTTGGAGATGACCTGATATGGCACTCACTAAAATTACACAAGGTGTAATTAAACCAGGTGAAGATTATCAAGTCAATAATATTAATTCCACAGGTATTATAACCGCCACATCTTTCAGTGGCGATGGATCTAGTTTAACTGGTGTAAGTGGATTTGCTGATGCTGTTGGACAAGACTGTGGATTAAATCAGGTTTTTGCAACACCAATAACTCTCACTCTTGGTGGGGCAAGTTGTGGTATAAAGACTATAACTGCAACTGATGCACAAGGAAATGTTGCTTTTGTGAGAGCAAAAAATATCACAATTTCCGCAGGTTCTACAATACATATTTCTGCTGGAACCACAGTTAAAACTAATGTTCTTGGTCTATTCTAGGAGGCATTATGGCATTAGAAAGACTTACAAAGGTTGATGGAAAAGGTCTTGATAGTCCATTAAATTTTGATGGGCAGATAGATGGCACTCAAGCAACTTTTTCTGGTGTTGTAACTGCAACTGGTGGTATTCAGGCGATTGGTATTTACTCTGGTGGTACTGCAATTCATAGTGGCATTATAACTGCGCTAAACTTTATTGGAACCGGAAATACAATTACTGTTCACAATAACAGAGTTGATATTAGTATTTCTGGTGGTGGTGGTGGAGCGTCAGTTGTTTATGATTCCACAGTATTTGCTTATAAGAATGTGATAGACTCTAACATTGATCTTGAACTACCAAACAAGACTGCCTTGATTTATGCTGATCCAGATGTAACTGTTGATATTGAATCAGGTTCAACATTAAGTGTTGGAAGTGGAGTATTCTTCAGTATTGTGGATGTATGACAATTCCAGTTCAGTTAGGTTTTGTTGATAATACTTTTCGAAATACACAAAAAAATGTGGTAGAATCTAATATTGATATTGAATTTCCATATAAAACTTCCTTTATACTTCACGATGAAGATGCGACAGTTGATATTGAAACGGGATCTATATTAAGTATTGGTGATGGGTGCATCCTTATCATAGAAGAAAACTAATCTAAATAACTAAAAAGAAAGTTCAAGATGTCAACATTAAGAGTAGACAATATTAAATCAAGAACTGGATCGGTTGTAACGGTTCCAGAAACTAATACTCTTGCGGTGACGGGTATTGTTTCTGTTACAAGTACCGGTGGCATTACGAATGCTGGTAACCTGACTAACTCTGGTAATATTACTAATAGTGGAAACTTTACTAACACTGGTAACCTAACAGTAACTGGAAATCTTAATGCGACTGCTGGTGTTATTACTGCTTCTAATCTTAATGTAACTAGCACATTAACTCTTAATGATCTAACTGTTGGCGGAAATCTGTCTGTTAATGGAACCACAACAACAATTGATACTGTTAATTTAGTAGTAGAAGATAAGAACATTGGTATTGGAACTACGTCAACTCCATCTAATACAACCGCAGATGGTGCTGGACTGACAATCTTTGGTGGTTCTGATGGAGATAAGACTTTTACTTGGAATAGCAACTCTGATGCATTTGCGTTCAGTAATGCCGTTGATATTAAGGGTGCAGTAGAAACTGTAAGTACTGCATCAACCGTTGCTATTGCTGGGACTACAAATATTATATTAGAATGTGATGCCCAGAACGGAACTGTATTTACTCATAACCTTGCAAATGGGCAGGTTGGTATTGTTTCATTAAGAGACTTTCCTGCAACAAAAAACTCTTTAACAACCTTCACGATTATCTTCACACAAAACGCAACTGGAACTGGTAATACTACTGGTTCTACTGGTATTGGAACTAATATTAGACTTACTCCTTATAATGTTGCTGGATTCTCAACTTCGGCAAGAGTTGCTACTGCATCAACAATAACAATTTCATCGACTGCAAATGATATTGATATTGTAAGTTTTGCAATTCATTATAATGGAAGTGGCACTGGAACAATTGGAAACTATAATGTTCTTGCCACGAACAATGGTAGTTTTAGATATGGTGGTTTAAGACCTTAAGGAGGGTTGAATAATGTTTGAACATCATAAAAAAGAATCACCTGTCTTTACAGGTATCACAAGGGGTGTAGGTGGTTTTGGGTTTGGTAAGGCTAGTGCTGCTGCTGCATCACCTGTCGCCGGAGCACTTTCCCTTTCAGATTTTCCAAATGCATATCAAACTTTGATTAGTTCTAGTGCTAGTGCTGGGTATACTATGATTTATGTTGATTCTGAATTTGGAAATGATGCTAATTCTGGAAATTCTATTACTGCACCGAAAAGAACTTTTTATAGTCTTTTTAATGTAGATGGCACTAGTGGACTTGCTGCTAATTCATGTATTGTAATCAAAGGATTTCATTATATTGATTGGAATACTAGTACTAGTCAACTTGGTGTCATTGATAATGGTACTAGTTATTTTAGAGTTATTGCTGCACCAGGACAAACTCTCTTAAGAGCTAGAAATTCTGGTGCTGGTCGTGATCACCACATCAGTGCTGGTGATTCTACTACTAGATCTGATATTTATGGTGCTATATTAGAAAAAGTTAGAGATACTGCAAGAACTACTAATTATATGACTGCATTTCACGCTCCAAATAGTAGGGGTCGATTTTATAATTGTGTTTTTAGAAGTGTTAATGCCAGTTCTAAAATCGCTCAAAATCCAATACAAAATGTAGGAGCTAGAGATCAAACTAATGATTTATTTACTATGCATTATGATAATAGTGATGCAATAGTTTCTGATTCTTATTATTGTGTTCACTTGGGAACTTGGAATGGTAGTAATTATACTGGTGGTAGTAATTGTAATAATTATAACTGCACAGGAAATGATGCTTCCACTACTACATCGGGAGCAAATTCTACCAATACTTATGGTCAAACTATTAATAGTAATTTTTCTGTTGGGGTTGCTGATCGTGGAGTATATAATGGAACATATGCTTGGAATTCATCGAAATTTAATACTAGATTTTCTTATGCAAATCCGTATGAGTAAAAAGTATAATCTGTAATTTGACATTCTAACCAATCTCATATATAATAAACCTGAATACATTATTCACATATGGCATTTCAATCAATTTGGTATTTCAGTGATCTACCAGAAGACGTAGTAGATATTATCGAACGAGATCTCACAGAAAAGTTCGAAGAGCAAATGGCGGACTCCCGACTGCACGGAGACGCACTCAATAAAGATAAACGAAACTCACAAAATGCTTGGATCCCTACCACACATTGGGTTGGTGGATTCGTATGGCATTACATTCAAAGAGCAAACCGTGAGAACTTCCTCTATGACTTGCACTGTATTGATGGAGAATCAATGCAGTTTACAAAGTATGAAGAGGGACAGTTTTATGGTTGGCATAATGACGCAGGACTTGCAACTCAATACAAACCCGTAAGTGTTGGTAATCGTCAAGAAGGTCTTGCACAAGACTTCCTGAATGAGAATGTTGAACTTGTACGGAAACTTTCTTTCGTGGTTCAGTTGAGCGACCCCGATGATTATGAAGGTGGAAACCTGCAACTTCTTGATGAAGCAGGTAATAGTTATATTGCACCTCGTAAGCGTGGCACTGTAATCCTGTTTGATTCTCGCACACAGCACAGAGTTCTTAAAGTTACGAAAGGAACCCGTAAATCCCTTGTTGGATGGACGGTTGGCAAACGCTGGAAGTGAGGTAGAAAATGGCAGAACAAATGACAGAACTGCAACTGATGATGCAGGAAAGGATGAATACAGGTACTGCCTGGACTCACAACGAATCCTTTGAAAAGAATGGATATCTAGTTATTAAAGACTTGTGGAATCCTGAGGAACTCTATCATCCAGTTCCACAAGAGCGTGGACAACTGAACTGGTGGGGTAAAAAGATGGATCAGTTCACCCATCATGAAGTTGAGATGCAAGTTGAAGGTTCTCTTGCTCGTTATTGGCATCCACAATATCGCCAAATCCATTGTGGTATTCGTATGAAACTGGAAGAAGTATTGGGACGTAAACTTTATAATACCTATTATTATGATCGTTATTATTTCCCAGGACAAGAACTTACCCGTCACGCAGATCGTGATGCTTGTGAGATTTCTGTAACGGTTCATATCAGCACTAATCTAACTGGTGAAGATGCTGACTGGCCGATCTGGATTAAAACACCAGATACTTATGCAGATAAAAAGAAGACACAGGTATTAGTTCCTGGTGAGAATCGTTCAGTGATTCTGAAACCTGGTGATGGAATGGTTTATAAAGGTTGTTCCAGACCTCATTGGCGTGATCCAATGCCAGGACTTAATAGAAAAGGTAAAAAACTATTTGGTAAAAATCAAGAACAGTTGTACTACCATCAAATATTTTTTCACTACGTGTTACAAGATGGGCAGAGGGCACATTGCGCCTGGGACCGTGCCCGGTGACCTAAATATAAGTGCCTGGGTTGGTGACACATTTCAGGTAGAATGGGGCGCTCTGGTGCCCTTTTCTTGCATAAATAGTACGTCACCAACCAAAGAGCAGTTATGAACTACCTAAGGACTTACTGTAACCTTATACGAAACGCAGAGAAAAGAGGTTACAACAAAAGAAATGTGAAAATGTATGTGGAAGGACATCACGTTTTTCCAAGATCTCTTTATGGGCAGACAACAGAAGGGAACAAAAGGATTGTATATTTGACTGCCAGAGAACATTATATTGCTCACTCTCTATTAGAAAAAGCATTTATCAAAAGGTATGGAGAAAAGCATCCAAAAACAATAAAGATGACTCACGCTTTTTGGAAAATGAATCATCATAAAAGTGGTGATAAAGAATATTATTGCAACTCACGTCTTTATGAAGGATTAAAAATAAGAGTTGGTAATGCTGTTGGTGATAGGTGTCGTGGTGTGAAATCCAAAAAAGAACACGTTGATAAGATGCGAAAAACAAAGTTTGTTTATGAATATTTGATTACAGATCCAAATGGTAAAGAATATATTACTCAAAGTTTGAAAAGTTTTTGTTTAGAACATAACTTACACAACCCTACTATGTGTTATGTTTGTATGGGAAAGAGAAATCATTATAAAGGTTGGACTGCTAAAATAACAAATACGATTAGACCAAACTTGATTATGAGCGATGAGCAAAGGGAGTTATGCCGAAAAGCAAGATTGAAAACTTATTATTTCTTATCGCCAGATAATAATATTGTAAAAGTTGATGATATTGATGAACATTGTAAAGATTTTGGATTGAGTAAAAGACAGATGCAAAGATTATCAAGATTTGAAGTAGATCATCATCGTGGTTGGAGATTGCCAGTATGAAAGCACCACTCTTTGAATATCCATCATACCAATACCAAATAGACGACTGGGACTTTAAGCGCCGTGGACTTCTCAACAGAATCAACTCTCAAAAGTTTGTAAGAACCACTCTTCAAACTTTTGAGACTGATCGCCAAACAAATAAAAAGTCATACCTACATTACTTCCAAGACCTCATCAGACCTCAACTGTTTGAGTTCTGTCAGGAAGCACAAGTAACTTGTAGTATGACTGATTGTTGGGCAGTGAGATATAAACAAGGAGATCATCAGACAGTTCACAACCATAAAAGTTGGGGATTCTCTGGTGTTCTTTATGTGGAGTATGATTCGAAACATCATACTCCTACTTGCTTTGTAGCACCTTGGCAAGATCCGAGAACTGATACAACAACTCTTGCACATCCACAAGATGTAAAAGAAGGAACACTGTTTATTGTTCCTTCTTATACTTTACACTTCGTTCATCCCAATCAATCGAGAAAACAAAGAACAATCATTGCGTTTGATTTACTTCCTAAACTTCCAGACCATCAAGCAATAAATAGTTGAAAATCATTTGTAAAGATGGCATACTTTATAAAGAAAGTTCAAAGTATTCAAGGAAATCAACAGGTCATTTATTATCAAGGTGATAAGCGTTGGTCAACTAACTTTGATGATCGTAAACTTTATTCACTAAAAAGTGAGGCAACCACTGAACTCTACGAGTTTGGTGGTTCTGTTGTAAAGAACGAAGGATATAATCCAAATCCAATTGATGCCGATGGTGATGGAATGGTTCAGGAAGGAACAGAATTTGAAAGATCAGTTGGCACTTGAATAGCATAAATAACTGAAAAGTAGCGTAAAGAGATGTCGCAATTAAGTGTTGATTCCATAACTGGTAGAGTATCAGGAACAGCACCGTCTTTGCCAAACGGTGCTGTTGTTACTGGTGTTGTAACTGCCACAACTTTTAGTGGTAATGTTACTGGAAACCTCACTGGCAATGTCACAGGTAACTTAACAGGAACTGCATCAGCAGCAACACTGGCAACCAATGCACAAGGACTAACTGGTTCTCCAAGTATTTCTGTTTCTGGTGTTAATAACACTGGTATTTCAACACTAACTGATACAAGACTTTCATCTATTGCGGATAAAACCACTCTGGTCAGTGGTAATACTGTAAGTCTTGTCTACAATACTGGTGGTGGTAATGTTGCGATCTGCACAAACCCAACAGGACCTATCACACTCAATGTAACTGGTATTCCAACTGATAGTTCTTTTGATAATCGTGCAATCTCATTTGCGGTCATTGTTCAGCAAGGTGCAACTGCTTATGGTTGCACAAACGTAACTCTGAATGGTGTTGCTTTTGGTGCAAATGCAACTGCTGGATTGCAGACTCATATTGCATATGTTTCGGGAACGGTAGCAACGGCAAGCACCACTGGTTATGATGTCTTTAACTTTACTGGTATTAATACTGTTGGTTCTGCGGCATCAACACTTAACTACAAGTTACTCTCAAACGTAAGCGGCGGATATAGAAGGTACTGATTTATGGCTCCTATCGTTACTTCTCTGGCATCGATTGTAAAACAGTTTGGTATTGGTGCTGTTATTTCTGCTGGTTCTGCTGGCGGACCTATCACTGCAACAGGTGGTGTGATTAGTGATTACGAAGTTTCTGGAACATTTTATAGAGCACATATCTTCACTTCATCTGGAGCTCTCACAGTTACTTCTGGATCAGGCACTGTTGAATACCTTGTTGTTGCTGGAGGTGGTGGTGGAGGTGGAACAGATGCTGATGATACTGGTGGTGGTGGAGCCGGTGGATTTAAAACATCTACAAGTTCACTATCACTTGGATCTTATCCAATAGTTATTGGTGCTGGTGGGGCTGGAGGAGTTGCAGTCCAAGGATCTAATGGTGGAGATACTTCTCTATTTTCCTTTACAGCAGCTGGCGGCGGCGGTGGTGGTGCTGGCCCTCCGTCCGCTCCTATCCGACCTGGAATTTCCGGAGGATCTGGTGGTGGAGGAGGAGTATCTGGAAGTGCAGGAAGTGGAAATGTGTATTCACCAACCTCTCCACTGTTTCCTTCACCCGCTCCCGGACAAGGAAATAATGGTGGTGGTGGATCTGGTCAAGGATCTATTGGCGGCGGCGGTGGTGGTGCAGGAGAAACAGGAAATACAGATGGTCAAGGATATGGTGGAGATGGTTCTTCAAATGTTTATGCGTATGGACCCACAAATCCAATAATGTATGCTGGAGGTGGTGGAGGTGGAAGATTTGGTGGTGCTGGGGCCCCAGGAGGTGATGGAGGCGGAGGTGCTGGTGGACCGACTGCAAATAGTAATGGTATTTCTGGAACTTATTCTACCGGAGGTGGTGGAGGTGGAGCTAGTAGAAATCCTGGTGGAGGCACTTGGATAGGTGGTTCTGGTGGTTCGGGAATCGTAATCGTCCGTTATGCTCTTCCTACATCTTCTGGAACCGCAAAAGCAACTGGTGGTGCTATCAGTTATTATAATGGTAAGACCATTCATACCTTTACGAGTTCTGGAACTTTCCAAACCACAACAGCAATCCCAACAGCAGAAGTATTCATCGTAGCAGGTGGTGGTTCTGGTGGTCCGGACACTAACCCAACTAACTTTGCATCAGGTGGCGGTGGTGGTGCAGGTGGTGTTGTTTATCATCCTGGATTAGGATTTCCATCACCAGCAACTTATACGATTACTGTTGGTGCCGGTGGTGTTGCTCCAAGAGGATCTAGTCCAACCAACAGAGGAACTGACGGTGCTGATACCACAGTAACGCATCCTTCTGGACCATATGTTGCATATCGTGGTGGTGCTGGTGGAGCAGGTTGGCCTGGTACAGGATCTAATACTGGCGGTTCTTCTGGTGGTGCGGGAGATGGCGGAACAGCAGCGACAGCAGCACAACCGGCAACAAATCCAGGAGCAATAGAGTATGGAAACGCTGGTGGTTCTGGTGGTAGTGGTTCTCCTGGATATCCAGCAGGTGGAGGAGGTGGAGCCGGCGGTGTCGGTGGTGCAGGACCTTCTCCTTCATCTCCAATAGCGGGAGGTTTTGGTGGTATAGGACTGCAAGCACCACCATCATTTAGAAATCCTGCATCAACAGTAGGAGCTCCTGGTCCAGGTGGAGGTGGTTATTGGTTTGCTGGTGGTGGTGGTGGTGGTGTCTGGATTGGACCAAACGCGGGAGGTATTGGTGGTGGACCTGGTGGTCCTTTTGCCGGAGCAGGAAATGGTGGTATGGGACCTAATGGACAAGATGGTGCAAATGCATTAGAGAACACAGGTTCTGGCGGCGGTGGAGCAACTGGTGCTCCTGGACCAGCTCTACGGTCTGGTGGCAAAGGTGGTTCCGGTATCGTTCTTATTGCATACCCAACATAAATATCTAAAAACTCCCAATGACAAGAGCAAGAGATACATCAAGAGTTCAAATCGGTATCAATACTGCTGTCAGTGGTGCTGATGAGTTTACTTATGTACCTAAAACTGCACTCATTGTAAGTGAAAACATAGACTTCAATACATCAAACTCTGGTGCAGAAGACTCTATTATTACTCTTGAAAGAACACATATGAATGTTAGTTCTGGTGTTAGTGTTACAATAGGCAGTGGTAAGCATTTGATTATTAATCCTTCTAATTTACCACACACAGTTTCATAAATAACTAGAAAGTATAAGACAAGATGTCAGAACTTAGAGTTGATAATATTGTAAGTGCAGACGGAACTGCGGCACCTGTCTATAGTCAGGGTCTGAATATTCCATCTGGAAAAACTCTGACAAATAATGGTAACTTTGTTGTTGGTGGAGCAACTTCCATTGCTGGTGTTACAACCTTTTCTTCTGGCGCGAACATAACTGGTAACATTACGGTTACTGGTGGATTAAGTGTAACTGGTTCTGCTAACTTTAATACTACTGGTATTATTACCACCGGACAATTAAATGTTACTAATTCTTTTAGTTTTCAAAGTGTAAATGCTAGTGGTGTTTCTACGATTGCTAATGTAAAAATAACTCCAGTTGGAACAGGTGCAACAGTTGGTTCTTCTGGAATTGTTACTTATTATGGTGATGGTTCAAATCTAACAGGAATTGTCGCTTTTGATGCTGGCAAAGTTTATACTTATAATCACCTTTTCTCATAAATAATCAAAAAAGATAAGATGGCAAATCCAAATCTTCTTGGTATAGGGACAGTAATTGGTCTTTCTACAAATGTCGGTATTGCAACAACAGCTCACACTGTTTTTTTATCTAATGCGGCATCAAGTGGTAAGCTCTTAAAAATAAACAATCTTACTGCAATAAATGTCAATGGATCAACAGCAGTTAATGTGACAATTAAATATCATAATCAAGCTGCCGGAGCAGGAACATCTACTTCGTTAGCATATCTTATTCCTGTTCCAGCAGCAGCATCTCTTATTGTTGTTGGTAAGGAAAATCCAGTTTATCTTGAAGAAAATAGGTCTCTTGGTGTAACCGCTGGTAGTGCAAATGGTATTGATATTTACTGCTCTTATGATGAAATTCTATAATAATTTTTAAAGTTTTTGGGAAAGTTAAATGTCTAAAAGAATTGCGAGTTACATTGGTCCAGCACCTCAATCTGATTCTCCCGGAAACAAAGGTATTTGGGATTTAATTCAGCAAGAGTATATTCAACAAGATGGAAACTGGCCAATTATTTTAAGCCCTGTAACTGCAACTGGTGGAACTATTATACCATCTGTTTCTTCTGGAAATGGATATGTTTATCATGTTTTTATTGGCAATGGTCCTCACGTATTTACAAAAACAAATCCAGGATCTGGATATATAGAATTACTGATGGTTGCTGGTGGTGGAGGTGCTGGTGCTCCTCTTGGTGCAGGCGGAGGTGCAGGAGGAATTGTTCATCATACACAATATCTTGTTGCTAGTGGTTCTCCATATCCAGTATCTGTCGGAGGTGGTGGATCTGGAACAACTACAACAACCCCTGCTACTGGACCTAGTGGTGGTCGTGGATCTGATACCACATTTGGTGTAAATTCAACTCCAGGTTACTTACTTGCAAAGGGTGGTGGAGGAGGGGGAAATTTTGATGCTTCTCCAGTACCAGGATTTACTATTGATGGTGGTAGTGGTGGTGGATTGAATAGTTATTCACCATATGTTAATGGACTTTCTGTAGCACTGCAACCGACACAAAATACCGCATATATCGGAAAGACTGGTTTTAACCAATATGGAAATATTGGTGGAAATGCTCAACCAGGCGATCCATTTTCTAACAGTGGAGGTGGAGCTGGTGGTGTAGGGTCTGGTGGAGTATCATCTGCTGCTGGTGGAGCTGGACAACCATTTCCAGGTTTTCCTGCACCTATTATTGCTCCTGCTATACCTTCTCCAGAAAGAACGGCATGGACATCCGCAGTGGGACCAACTGGTCTTTTTGGTGGAGGAGGAGGTGCTGGCGGTAGATCCACCGGTGGATCTGGGGGACCTGGTGGAGGAGGACCTGGTGGACCCGGAACTGGCGGTGGTGCTGTATCAGCACAAGGTGGAAATGGGAACAACGGTGTAGTTTATACCGGAGGTGGCGGAGGTGGAGGTCAATATACTACATTTACTGCTCCAACAGCTAACGGAGGATCTGGAATAGTTATTGTTCGATACTTGGCATCATAAATATCTAAAAACCCTCAATGGCATATATCGGAAGACCCCAAGCAACGGGCCCCTATCTCAAACTTGATGATATCTCTGATGAGTTTGATGGAAGTAAGGTAACATTTAATCTCACGCTTGGTGGTTCTCCATTTTTTACATCAAACGCTTATACTCTACTTCTTTCACTTGATGGTGTTATTCAAGAACCTATCAAGTCTTTTGTTGTTCAAGAAAATCAAATCACGTTTGCTTCGCCACCTGATGCAACATCAAATTTTTATTGTATAGTTCTTGGAACTACATTAAATACGACTGCACTTACAAGTTTAACGATTGGAACTAGAACTAGTGCAGCAACACTTGCATTAAATGGAGAGCAACTTGGAGTCCTTCGAAGAGACGGAACAAAGGGATTCATCTCTTTCAATGTAGCATAAATAATCCAAAGACTATTCAGATATAATGGCGAATAGATATCCGCTGATTTATAATCCAAGTGCTGGACAACTTCAAGAACTCCAAGTAGGAGACAATCTTGATCTTGGGGGTTCTGGGATTAGTAGTGTAGGAAATATAAACTCTTCCGGAATTATTACCGCCACTACATTTAGCGGTGGATTCAGTGGTACATTCAGTGGAAATGCAACTGGTTTAACTGGATCACCTAGTATCACAGTTACTGGTCTTTCTGTTTCTGGTATCTCAACATTTGCTCAAGATATTAATCTTGGTGATAATGTTAAAGCAAACTTTGGTGATAGTGATGATTTAAGAATCTATCATGATGGAACCAATAGTTATGTGGAGGATACTGGAGCAGGAGATCTATATCTTTCTGGTTCCACTAACGTCATTATTCAACACCATTCAACTGGTGAAACAATGGCGAAGTTTGTTGGCAATGGTTCCGCCGAACTTTATCATGATAACAGTAAGAAGTTTGAAACTTTGGGAGTTGGTGCGACAGTTACTGGAACTATGTACGCAACAAGTTTTGTTGGATCTGGCGCTAATCTGACAAACCTTCCAGTGTCTGGTGGTGGAGGTGGAGATTTTAATGAACTTGACGCCGCACTGTTTAACTAAATAACTTAAAAAGTATATACCGATGGCACTCAAAAGAACTAAATTATTAGGTATTCAGGCAGTTACTGGCATTAATACAGTAGGTATTTTAACTGTAGGAACCACTGCAACTGCTGGTGGTGTTGGTATTGCATCAACCACCTATCTTCGTGGTGTGGTAATGCACAACACTGGACTTTCAACTGCTACTTCATCACTCTACGTTTACCCAAGTAGCGTTACGGTTTCTGGTGTTGGGCAGACGGCATATAGATTGGCAAGAGTAGATCTAAATGCAAACGAAACTTTCTTCTTTGAAATGAACTATCCACTGGTTCTTACAAACCAAGAAAAGATTGTTGTAGAAGTTACACAACCAGCGAACGTGGTTGGAGGAGCAGGTATTGGTAGTGCTATCAACTATCAAATTCTCGGTGATACAGACATCTGATAAGAGGTAAGTATAATGGGTGCAAGAAGTTCTAAGAATACAACGCAAAATAATAGAAGCGACGGGCACTTATTAGAGTACTTCCGTAAATCTTTTATTCGTGGTGGTGGTGCAAATGCTGGACCAAATATTCCTCCTCCACCACCACTTATCGCTGCAACTGGTGGAGATATTAATGGATTAGAACCAGGAAATAATTATGCATATCACACATTCACCTCAACTGTTGGACCTAGCACTTTTATCATAGAATCCATATCACCACAACATCCAGGTTTTATTGATGTTTTAGTTGTTGCAGGTGGTGGAGGTGGGGGAAAAACTGCAGTTCCTGTAGGAAATGGTAGCGGTGGCGGCGGTGCTGGTGGTGTTGTTAGGCACGCAACATATAATGTATCATCCGGACCATATCCACTTACAATTCCGGTTTCTGTTGGAGGTGGAGGTGCTGGTGGAATTAGTTCTCCTAATATTGGTCAGAATGGTTCGGATAGTACTTTTGGTGGATTAACTGCAAAAGGTGGTGGTGGTGGTGGATATTTTGGAATTGCTGGAAGTCCTGGTGGTTCTGGTGGAGGCGGTGGTGGATATGGAGGTAATTATTCAAATGTTTTAGCTACTGGAACTCAACCATCACAAACACATCCAACAGCACCATCAGGATGGATAAATTATGGAAGTCCCGGTGGAGCTCCAATTGGACCAAATCCGGGAGATGGATCTGGCGGCGGTGGTGCCGCAGAGGCTGGTGGATCGCATAATGACAGTGCTAATGCAGCGCCAGTATCTCAAGGATTTGGTGGAAATGGAATTCAATTTTCAGAATTTAATGGACCACTGATTGGTGTACCTGCTCTAGCACCCCATAGTGGATATTATGGTGGTGGCGGAGGTGGAGAAAATTATCCAGGAAATGCACCATTTGGTGGCGGTGCTGGTGGTGGTGGGGAAAGTCCCCAACCATACAATGGAGATCAATATACTGGAGCAGGAGGAGCTTCTGGTGCTGATGGTATAGTAGCTGGAAATGGTGGATCTGGTATTGTAGTAGTAAGATATCTAAAATCAATCTCATCTATAAAAGCAACAGGAGGTATTGTAAGTTTTTATAATAATAAAACAATTCATACTTTCTTGGCAACAGGAACTTTTACAAATGTATCAGGTTCTCCTTTAAATATTGAATACATGATTGTTGCTGGTGGAGGTGGAGGAGGAGTTGGTAATACTGGCATAGGCGCAGGTGGTGGTGGTGGAGCTGGTGGAATAGTTTATAATCCAGCATTTACTGTTTCTACAGGATCTCCAAATGCGTTATCTATTACTGTAGGTGCTGGAGGTGGAGCGGAATCTACTGGATCTGATACAACTTTATCTTATCCTGGACCAACAACAGTAACAGCAAAAGGTGGTGGTAAAGGTGGTGGTAGTGCTGGAAATGCGTCAACTGGTGGTTCTGGTGGAGGATCTCACTACACTGCTGTTCCTGGACCAGCATCTCAACCATCACAAAACCCAGGAATTCCTGGAATAATACAATATGGAAATAATGGCGGAAATTCTGGACCTTATGAAGGTGCTGGTGGAGGTGGTGCGGGAGCAGTTGGTTCTAATGGAACTTCTCCAAATATAAGTAGTGGTGCTGGTGGATATGGAATACAGGCACCACCTTCTTTTAGAGATCCAGGTTCTGCTTATGGCGATCCAGGAGGATATGGTGGAGCGGCCGCACCAACACCAGGTGGATTCTGGTTTGGTGGCGGAGGCGGCGGCAGTGGATATCCGACGAGCGTAGTAGGATCTGCTGGTGGTAGCGGAGGTGGTGGGGCTGGTCAAACAACACCAGGAGTTGTTAGATCTTATGGAAGAAGTGGTCAAGATGGAAAACTTCACACAGGAGGAGGTGGAGGAGGTGGAAATGGATGGAGAGCTTCTACAGACACACCAGTATCTGGAAATGGTGGTAAAGGTGGTTCTGGTATCGTTCTCATCGCATATCCTTCATAAAATGCTTAACAACTCCAATAAATATTCATATCTGACTTTTCAGGATACTAAACTTATAGTATAATAAATACTTTCACAGTCATAATCATTCATATAAGAAAACGATGGCACATTTTGCACAACTAGATGAAAACAACGTTGTTACTCAAGTCATTGTTGTGAGTAACGAAGATACTTCTGATTCTAATGGAGTAGAAGTAGAAGAAATCGGAGTTGCATTTTGTAAGAAACTCCTAGGTGCTGATACCAACTGGAAGCAAACCTCATACAATAACAATATGAGAGTTCGCTATGCAGGTATTGGTTACTCTTACAATGAAACTCTTGATGCTTTCATTCCACCACAACCATTTGCTTCGTGGATTCTGAATGAAGAAACTGCTGATTGGGAATCACCAGTAGGACCTGCTCCTGCACTCACCGAGGCGGAGATTGAAGCACGTTCATTTTATCGTTGGGATGAAGAAGCAGGTGCTTGGGATCTCTTTACTCCCGAACCACCAGCAGGTGAATGATAAACTGAGGGGTTCTACCCCTCTTTTTTTATGATAAATATTAATACCTGATGGACCGCAATCTTATCAGGAGGAGGGTGTAAGTCCCTCCTTTTTAATATAAATACATATGCGGTCCTAATGGTAAAGAAATGTCTAATAAGAAGTATCATTATACCTATTATTCTTATGAAGAGTGGGGTAGGGGGTATATTGGGTGTAGAAGTTGCAATTGCTTACCGGAACAAGATATAAACTATTTTGGATCATTTCACGATAAAACATTTAATCCCACTCAAAAAGTAATTATCGAAACGTTTAAAACAAGAAAGGATGCAATTCGTGCAGAAATAAAGTTGCATAATTTTTATGATATTGCTCTTAACTCACATTTTGCTAATAGGGCAAAACAAACTTCGACTAAATTTACGAGAGAGGGTGCAGTTACATCTCAAGAAACAAAAGAAAAAATGAGTAAAGTTAAAAAAGGTAAATTTTTTCTAAATGAAAGTGCAAGAGAGAAGATTAGAAGAGCAAGAGCACTTCAAGTTTTTACAGAAGAAAGTTCAATAAAAAGAAAACAAACACTTAAAAAACTGGATTTAGTTTGGATGTATGACCCAAAAACAAAAAAGAATCATAGAATAATGAGAATAAAAGTTCAAGAAAAACTATCTGAAGGACTTGTATTGGGACGTATTTGCAATATTACAGAGGAAACAAGAAAAAAATTAAGTGATGCTGCCAATAAAAGATGGTCTAAACAAACCAATAAATAATAACAAGGAAAGCACCTCAAAATTAGATGTCCCCATACATCGGAAATTACCACGTCACTGGTGATACTGCAAGTAACTTTAAAATACTCGATGATATCTCATCATATACCGCAACGATTGATGGATCATCTTCTAGCATTGTATCGGTTGGAAATAATACGATAAAAATTCTAGAACACCGTTTTGTAACTGGGCAAAGAGTTACATATACCAATGGTGGTGGCACTAGTATTGGTGGATTAACAAGTGGAAACGCTTATTATATTATTAAGTATGATCGAGACAACATTAGTCTGGCAGACTCTGCATCAAATGCCACGAATAATATTGTAAGAAATCTAACATTAGTCGGTACTGGTTCTGCACATACACTGAATGTTGCTTTTGATGGAGTCAATACATCATTCCGTCCTACAAGAGACAATGGAACTCATTGTAGAATCACTGATGCCGCACAACTTCAAATCTCCATTAATGGTGTTATTCAGCAACCAAATAAATTATTATCTTTAAGTTCTGGATTTGCAATTGATGCTGGTGGTAATATTAAGTTTGCGACTGCACCGACATCATCAGAAATCTTTTGGGGATATGTGATTGCCGAATCACTGGCAACCTTTGATATTAGTGATAATAAACTTGATAATTTCTCTGGTGATGGAGTCACAACTGACTTTACACTTTCACAGTCAGTTCCCAATAGTGCAAGTGTTGTAGTCACAATTGATGGTGTTGTTCAGCACGCATCAGATAATAATGGAACTCGTGCTTATTCTGTTTATGATACCGTACTTGCATTTACTGGTGCTCCACCAGCAGGAACTCAAATTCAAGTTCGTCACATTGGATTTTCAAGTCCAGTCAATAGTGATGTAACTTCTTTCTATGGAAGAGTTGGACCAGTTACAATTATTGAGAGTGATCCAGTTGTTGCAATTCAATCTGGTGGCCTTGGGATTGGTACGGTAAGAACCATTAACTTTGTTGGATCTGGAAATAGTATTCGTCAGGTTGGAAATACTGTTGAAGTTACTATCTCTGGTTCTGGTGGAGGTGCATCTGGTGTCATTTACAAAGAAACCTTTAATGTTAGTTCATCAAGAACAGTATTCAGTTTAACTAATTCTTATAATACTGGATATGTTGATGTATATCTGAACGGTGTTCGTTTATCTGCAACGGACTTTACTGAAACTAATAGCACAACAATTACTCTTGCAGAACCTGCGATTGCTGGTGATATTGTAGATGTTGTCATCAATAGTTCTGTCGTTCAGAATACAATTCTGGATTCAACAATTGATAACTTGATAATCAATACTTCATTAACTGGACAGATTGGAGGTGGTGAAGAGACTCTTGCTACTGGTAGTGGATCATTCTTGGGTGAAGTCATCAGTATGCCAACAGTGATAAGTGTAGGTGCTACTTCAACTGTTGCCCCAAAGGTAGGACATAACGTTACTTTTGTGAAATATCAAGAAGTTAAAATTGAATCTCCATATGACTTAATTCTTGATAGTGATGATTTTATAATTGATGTATATGAATTGAACATATAAATACAGTTAAATTGGTACTAGGATAATTTAATGTCTAGGCTTAGATCGGATCAACTAGTAAATAAAAATGCAACTGGCGCACCTGAACTAACCTATGGTGCAACAGTTCCTTCCACTGGTACGATCTCTGGTGCTGGTAGTATTAACCTCACTGGCATTGTAACCGCCACGACTTTTAGTGGAAATCTAACTGGTAGTGCTACTGGACTATCAGGAACTCCCAATATTACTGTTGGAAATGTAACTGGAACCACTGCAACTTTCAGTGGTAATGTTTCGGTAGGTGGAACTTTAACTTATGAAGACGTAACTAATATTGACTCGGTTGGGTTAGTCACAGCAAGGACTGGTGTTAGAGTTACTGCTGGTGGTATTGTGGTTAATTCCGGAGTCACTACCCTAACAACTCTAATTCCTGATGAGACAAGATTTAAATCAGTTGCAGAGGAGATTAAAGTAGGAACTGCAACATCAGTAACAATTGATTTTAGTGCGGGAGAAGGAAACATTGGAATTGTAAGATCACCATCTGGTCCAATTTCCTTGCATGTAAATAATATTCCCACAACTAATTTTAGTAATAAAGTAATTAGTTTAACGGTAATTATAAATCAGGGTTCAACTGGATATGCTTGCTCCAGTATTTTCTTCAACGGAACTCAAAGAACAATTCGTTGGGCATCTGGAACTGTATCCGCAGGTAATACTTCTTGTATTGATTATTATAACTTTGTTGGTATAGATACTGTCGGTGATGGTGCTATAACAAGTTATACTGTCACGGGAAGCGCAAACGGAAATTATAGATTCTATTGATATGGCACCTTTACTTTCTAGAATTGCTGACAAACTCGGAATGAGTTTTAGTTCTTCTGCTGTTTCTAGTGGTGGTTCGGCAACTGGAGGTACAATATTAACTCCAGGAAATGGGTATACTTATCATGTTTTTACTTATCCAAATTCTACTAGTTTTTCATTACCATCTCCTAAGGTTGTCAATATTTTAGTTGTTGCTGGTGGTGGAGGAGGTGGTAACTATTATGGTGCTGGCGGTGGAGCTGGCGGTGTTGTTTATGGTGCATCCAAAACTTTAGCTGCTGGAATATATCCAGTTCAAGTTGGCGCACCAGGCACAAAGGGTTATGGTCCTGTCGCAGTTGCTCCACAAGTTCCTCAGGGAAGTCCTGGTGGAAATAGTTACTTTGGAACTCCCGGAGTTCCAATATTTGGTCAACCAAACTATGTACTGGCAAAAGGTGGTGGTGGAGCTGGATCCAATTATTACGATGCTGGACCCGGTCATAATTTTGGACAACCAGGAGGATCTGGTGGTGGATCATCTGGAGGAGATCCAGCGCCTGCATCTGGTCAGGCAACACAACCAGGAACTAATCCAGCATTAACTGACTATGGAAATCCTGGTGGATTTTCTGTTCCAACTGGTGGGTATGGCACTTCTGGCGGTGGAGGCGCAGGTGCAGCTGGTGTTTCTACTCCTGGAAATGATCCTGGTGGTGGTGATGGTGGTATTGGAGTTGCATTTGGAGATTTTCCTGGACCTATCATTGGACCGGCAATACCTGCTCCTGAACAACCTGCTTTTATTCCTGCCGTAGGCGCATCAGGTTACTATGGTGGTGGTGGAGGAGGAGGTGTATATAGTAGCACAGGTACAAATAGAACAGGGGCTGGTGGATTAGGTGGTGGTGGTTCAGCTAGTGGAAATCCAGGAGTTTATGGAACTGGTGGTGGTGGCGCTGGAAGACATCCAAATGGTCCCGCAGGTGGTGGAAATGGTGGAGCAGGAATAGTCATCGTCAGATATCCTTCATAAGTGTGATATAATATTATAAAATTCTATTTTCAATGAGTTGTAAAAAGTATTATTTTCTTTCGGGTATGCCGAGAGCAGGAAACACTATTTTGTCATGTATTTTAAATCAAAATAAAAAAATAGGTGTATCTGGAAATAGTTTAGTATCAGAAATTCTTTTTAAACTTGATAGTTGGAAAGATACTGATGTAGCGTATAAAAATTTTCCAGATGAAAAATCTTATGATTCTGTGATGGAAAGTATAATATCTTCATATTATTCTAAATGGAATGTTGATTATGTTATTGATAGATCTGCTTGGGGAACTCCTGCTAATTTTTCTTTACTTCAAAAATATTGCCCAAATGAAATAAAAATAGTTTGTCTTGTTAGAAATACTCTTGATATTTTTAAATCTTGGGTAGACTGGTCTGATAAAAATCCAAATAACTTTATTAATAGAAATACTAATAATGGAACTGTGGAACAAAAATTTGAATTTATTTTTAATCCTCATGGGCAGTTGGTTCAGCAGATATTATCCATCAATACACTTAACAAAATAGATCCACAAAATAATATTCATATACTGATTGGCTATGATGATTTTGTGAACAATCCTCAAAAAGAAGTGGAAAGAATATATGATTTTTTAAATATCCCGCATTACAGTCATAACTATAAAAAAATAAAACAGTTAAATATTAATGGAGTTGAATACTCTGATAATTTTCTTGGTAATAATCTTCACAAAATTGACACAAAGGGTATTCGAAAAAGGAAATATAAAGTAAATGTTTCAGATCAAATATATCATAGATGTTTAGAATTTGATTTGTTGATTAGGTAGTAATAACAATATAAATACCTAAAAACTTCCAATGTCATTCACAAAAGTACTTGGACCTGGTATTGGTGATGGTAATCAACTGATTGTTGGTATCATTACTGCTACCGCATTTTATGGTGATGGATCAAATCTTGATGGTATAACATCTGCTGGTTTAGGAACTGCTATAAGTCAAGATCAGGCAAGTCCTCTGAGTAAAATTTATTATACAAACGAAGTTTTAAGCATCGGGCAAACATCAACTGTCACTGTTCCAGATTCTTCAAATGTTGCATATACTCAATATGTTGATCTTGCAGTTGAAGAAGGTGCGGACTTCATAGTTTCTGATGGTGATGAATTTATTCCAGATGTTCTTGGTATTAGTACTAGCGGTATTAGTCTTCTTTCAGGAACTGGTGGAAGAGTTCGTGCAGATAACTTTACAAACAAGGTAGGAACTGGTGCTCCAAACTTTCCGAATGGATTGACAATTGGTGATGGAACTTTTGACACTGGATTTATTGAAATACAAAATGTTCTTGACGTAACCGAAGATAAGACACTTGCAGGTTCAACATCTTCAACAGTTACGGTTGCAAGAAAATCTGTTGTTGTTGCGGATACAAAGAGTCTGATACTTGGACCTAATTGTGAATTGGTTATCAACGCCTTTCAGATATAAATACAAGTAAAATTGGTCTCGGAATAAGTTAATGTCTATACTTAGAGCTGATAGTATTCGTAATAGGGAGGGTAGCGGCGCACCTAATTTCCCTAATGGTGCTACCGTTACTGGTGTTATTACTGCTACTAGTTTTGATGGAAATTTAACTGGCAATGTAACAGGAACTGTATCAGTTGCAACCAATGCACAGGGTTTAACTGGAACTCCGAATATCACTGTTGGAAACGCAACGATAACTGGTGACTTAACAGTTCAAGGAACCACTACTACTATTGATACCGTAAATCTGGTAGTAGAAGATAAGAACATTGGTATCGGAACTACAACCTCTGCATCAAATACAACGGCAGATGGTGGTGGACTAACAATTTTTGGTGGAGCAGGAGGAGATAAGACTTTAACTTGGGAAAGAGGTAGTAGTTCTTTTGTTTATTCTGATCCTAATAAGTTCAAGGGTGTTCTAGAAACTGTTGCTGCTGCGACGACTTATAATAGTGGAAACAATCTTGTTCTTGAATTAGATGTAAGAAACGCAACGACATATACTTACACTATTCCAACTGGTGCAAATATTGGTATTGTTTCTTTCAAGAATATGCCTGCCTTCACTGGCAATGCAAATGGAACAACCATTACTTGCATCTTTACGCAGATGTCATCAACACCAGTAGGAACTGGAAATACAACAGCAACAACTGGTATTGGAATTAACTGCACTGTGATTGGTTATGAAAATGGAGCAACAGTTGCTGGTATCTCAACCAGAGCATTAGTTGGTTCTGGAACAACTGTAACTCTATCTTCAACTCCAAATGATAGAGATTTTGTTTCGTTCTTTGTGCATTATACTGGAGGTACGAATACAACTGCAACAAGTTACCAGGTTTATGCAACAAAGAACGGGGGATTTAGACAAGGTAACGTAGGAGTCTGATAGTATGGCACCGATTTTTACTGGAAGAGCATTTGGGTTTGGTAGAGTTGATGCACCCTCTGGTGGTGGTATTTTTTCCGCCTCTGGTGGTGATATTACTACATTCGGTAGTTGGAAAATACATAGCTTTGTTGTAGGTCAACCAGCACCATATTATAATTTCCAAGTATCTAATACCGTTAGTGCAGAGTGGATTATTGTTGGTGGCGGTGGTGCTGGTGGTGGTGGTATGGGAGGCGGCGGCGGTGCCGGTGGTTATAGATCTTCAGTTCAGGGTGAAAATTCTGGTGGTGGAGCGTCTGCTGAACCAACAACAACATTTACCGCTGGTGTTACATACACCATTACTGTTGGAACTGGGGGAATAAAAGCGACAGATAAATCCACACGAGGCGGCAATGGGAATTCCTCTTCTATTTCGGGACCTAATATTACAACTATCACTTCACCAGGTGGAGGTGGTGGAGGTGCTTATCCAGGTGTTTCAGGATTTAATGGTGGATCTGGTGGGGGTGCTGGTGGAGACGCCGGATCTAATTATGGTTCCGGAACTTCAAATCAAGGATATCGTGGTGGATCTGCTAGTGGTAGAGCTGCTGGTGGAGGAGGTGGTGCCGGTACGGCCGGTTTTGATGCATCAGGTCCAACTACTTGTGGACGTGGTGGAAATGGCGTTACATCAAGTATTACTGGAACATCAATAACAAGAGCTGGTGGTGGTGGAGGCGCAGGAGATAATTCGGATGCTGCTCTGGGTGGATCTGGGGGTGGTGGTAATGGATTTGGTGATCCTGGAGATGCAAGTCCAGGAACTCCAAACACTGGAGGTGGTGGAGGAGGACATTCTTGGAACCCTCCTGGTGTCGGTGGCGCAGGAGGTCCGGGTATTGTAATTATTAGATATACTATATAAAATCTAATATAACATTCTAAACAAGAGTGTTTATGATATAAACTCATACAACTAACTTCATTGTATAATAAATACAGATAATACTGGTAGAAGGATAGTTTAATGTCCAGGATTAGAGCTGATAAACTTGTTGATAGATTAGGAACTGGTGGACCTAGATTTCCAAATGGTATTGCCGATGGGTTTAGTGTCACTGGTGTTGTAACTGCTACTAGTTTCACTGGCGATGTAACTGGTAATGTAACTGGAACTCTCGCAGGCAATGTATCTGGTAATGTCACAGGTAATGTAACTGGAAACCTCACAGGTAATGTAACTGGCAACGCTACCGGACTTTCTGGATCTCCAAATATTACAGTAGGAAATATCACAGGATCGGCAGCAACATTTACAAATTTGACTGTAAATGGTACTCAAACTATAATCAATACAACCAATTTAGAAATCACAGATCCATTAGTTGGCATTGGTTCTGGAAATACAACTGATGCACAAGCAGATGGTGATGGTATTCAGATTTATGGTACAACAAATAAAACACTAACTTATAATAATACTAAAAAAGGATTTGAAACTAATGTTGCTTGGGCAACTACTGAAACTAGATTTATCAGTGTTGCAGAAAAGCATATAATTACAAATGGAAATACAGTTACTTTAACTTACAACGGAGCATCATCAAACATTGGATTAACAACTAATCCAACAGGAGATATTACACTCGCAGTTGTTGGCATTCCAACTTCAAGTGATTTTGATAGTCATACAATCACTTTCAATGTATTTGTAAATCAGACAGGCACGGCAAGATCTTGTACTGCTGTTACTCTTAATGGATTTAATGCTACCATTCGTTGGGCTGGTGGTTCATTAGCAAATGCAATCTCTGGTGTAACAACTACAAGTGGAATGGATATTTATAGTTTCACTGGTATTAATACTGTTGGTTCTGCAAGTACAACAGCAAATTATTACTTGATGGGTGTAGTTAATGGAGGTTACAGATGAGTCCTATTTTATCAAGAACTGGTGGTGGGGGTGGATTTTCTTTCGGATTTGGAAGAAAGAGGTATGTAGCACCTGTTGGTGGTGCTGTCGGTGGTGGACCTTTTTCTGCAACTGGTGGAACAAAAACAACGGTAGGAAGTTATACATATCATGATTTTGCCAGTTCTGGTCCAAATCCTTTTGTAACCACTGGAGGTCCAAAAGCAGCATATATATTACTGATTGGAGGTGGTGGTGGCGGTTCTTATAATCCTCCTGGTGATGGTGGACAAGCTGGTGGCGGTGCGGGTGGTGTAATAATTGCACCTTTAACTTTAACCTCAGGATCATATGATGTTGTTGTGGGAGGAGGAGGTGCTGGAGGTTCAGGATCATTATCTAATTCACCTGGTTCAAATGGTAGCAATTCAACTTTTGGACCTGATTGGGTTGCTCAGGGGGGAGGTAGAGGATTAAATTACACACCAAGTCCACTTACAACTCAAGGTGGTTCTCCTGGTGGAACATATGGCAATTCAATATCTCCATTAAATCAAGTTAACAATCCAGCATTACCCACTAATTCTAATATCTTCGGATTGGGAAATCAAGGTGGACCCTCCTCTTCAGGGGGTCCCGGGTTCGGAGGTGGTGGAGGAGGAGGTGCTGGTGGGGCAGGAATCCAAGGACAACCAGATCAACCTGGTGTTGGTGGCGCAGGTCTTCCTACAACACCTATTTCTTGGTTAAACGCAACTCCATTTTTCTCTCCAACTTCTCAATTTTTTGCTGGCGGCGGCGGAGGTGCATCTAGGGTAGGAAGTTCTAGTGGTGGATCTGGTGGCGGTGGCGTAGGAAATCATGGCGGCACCGGTGGTAACGGAGTTGCAAACACCGGATCTGGTGGCGGTGGTGGTGGCGGTTCCGGAGGTAGTGGGGGATCTGGGAGAGTTATTGTTGCTTATCTAACTGGAACAGATTCACCACTATCATGCACCACTGCAACTGGACCTATTCCTGGTAGTAGTATAACGTATTCAATAAATGGTGGTCCATTTACTGCTTGGGGTGGGAGTGCAACTAATCTAGCTGGTGGATATTATGAAATATCATCTGGTTGGACAACTATTGCTTGGAGATTTGCTTTGGCAACACCCATGTGTGCCCAGGCATTGAAAGTTTCTTGGATTACTGGTAATGGTCCAGCAACAGCACCAAAACCTGGTTATTTCTATATCAACGATGTATCTGGGACTCAATTCCCCTACATTTACACTCCAGATTATCAAGGAAAGACAAATCTTGGAGAGATAAAAACCATATCTTCGTTTACAATGGTTATCAGCGGATCAAATGGAGGAAACACTGGTTTAATAGGAGATAGTAGTGGTGCTCAATATGGATTTACAATCAATGGTTACCAACTAAGATAAATCTTGCATATCTAATAAATTGATGCTATGATTTTTATTTTATGAGTAACTTTGATACATTGTTTCCTACAATCATTTATAAAAAAGATAATCCAAAACTTATCAGCGAAAGCATAAAAATCATAGCAAAAAGAATATGTTTTGAACAGGGAGACTATGCATTTCAATCGAAGTGCATTTCTACTATAAAAAATAATAGTAACATTTTAGAATTACCTGATTTTTATAGAGTAAAAAAATCAGTAGAAGAATCAATAAAGGAATATTGTAAATATATGAAATTTGATATGAATCAATCATATCAAATTAAAAGTAGTTGGTTAAATTATTATCAACCAGGTATGTATCAAGAAACTCACATTCATCACAATTCTTTATTATCTGGGGTTGTTTATATAATTGGTAGTGGACTGGCAGATTTTTACGTAAAGTCACCAATTGTAGATCATCAACCAATACTACCAAATTTCCAAGATAATAATTCTTTCGAAAATTATAATTATGAAACTTTAGATGGAAGAATATTGATTTTTATGAGTTCAACTTTTCATGCAACTCGACCTACTGATAGAGAAAAAATTAGTTTATCTTTTAATATCATATGAATATGATAGTATAATATTTTAAATTCGGATAAAATTAAATATATTTCGCAAAATTTTTGCATTCCCATAAACTTCTATATAATAAAAACAAAACGACACATATGAATTTCACAGTTTATTCGAAACCAGGTTGTCCATACTGCGATAAGGTCAAACAAGTATTGGACTTGACAGAACAGAAGTATGTGATGTATACTTTAAACCAAGACTTTACCAGAGAAGAATTTTACGCAGAGTTTGGTGAAGGATCTACATTTCCACAAGTAATTTGTAATGATAAAAAGTTAGGAGGATGCGTTGACACAATCAAATTCCTCAAAGAGAACCAAATCGTCTGATGAGACCCTAAATAAAAAGGAAGACCACTTTAATCGTGGTGTTGAACTCATACTTAATGGAGGCAAAAAGAAGCAAACACACCCATTCCATATCATTTTTGAAAAGATGGTTTGCTTCTTCAATCGGGAAGTAACTATCTATTTTGAATTTTCCTTTCATTCAAGGAAGAAAAAAGTAGTTTCCCGGAGAAAAAGAAATGTTAGCAGTTAGTCTAGTATTCGGTTCATTCCTAACCGTTTTATTTCTTATAGTGGGACTTATAGGTGGTTGGGTAGCAAGAGAATATATGATGAACTATCGGGAAATTCCAAGACCTCATCCGGAAATGTTTGACTCCCAAGGAAATCTTATACCTGACGAAGTAATTGCATTTAATTTTGAGAACTATTATGACGACAACGAAGAAGACGACGGCAGCGACGACTAAGACTAAAACGACTGCCACCAAAAAACCAGCGGCACCAAAAGCAACGGTAATTGCAGAATCCATTCCAGAACTTCCTGCAAATCCTTTTATCTTTGAGATTTTCAATGCCGCTTCAAAACAAAGAAGCAACGCAAAGAAGGTGGAGGTACTTCAAAAGTATGCTCATCCTGCACTAAAAGCATTGTTCATTTGGAACTTTGACGAAACTATTACATCAGCACTTCCTCCTGGTGATGTCCCTTATGCTGCTGTCGATGAGATGGACTCTTTCAAAGGAACTTTGAGTGAGAAGATTGCAGATGCAGTCGGTAAGATGGAAGAACTTGGTTCTAATTCACTTGGGTCACAAGATCAGGGACGTTCTTCTATTCGTAAAGAATATTCAAAGTTTTATAATTTCATCAAAGGTGGAAATGATGGACTGAGTTCTCTTCGTAGAGAAACAATGTTCATTAATCTACTTCAAGGTCTTCATCCACTTGAAGCAGAAATCATCTGCCTTGTAAAGGATAAGAATCTGGAAACAAAATATAAAATCACCAAAGAAGTTGTTTCGGAAGCATATCCCGATATTATTTGGGGAGGTCGTTCCTGAATATGAGTCAACATAATGATGTAATTGAGAGAGAAAAAACCACAAAAAAGCATATGGATCATTGGACACCAGCAGAGAAGGAAACTTGTAAGTCACGATACGGTTGTGATATTCTGATCGAGAATGGTTCATATGCTGATGTGTGTACAAAAGATGCACCGAATGATGCATACATTATCAAGTATCTTGTAGATGATAAGATCTGTTTTGATTTAACCAGAGGTGGGCGTATCAAACTATTTGATATGTACTGGGATAAGTTTCGTAGTAACTTGAAGAGTATTGACTTCGGACATGGTAGAGTCAATCCAAAACTCTGGGGATATCAAGCACCCCAAAAGAAAAAGCGGAAGTGATTTCCCAGATCGGGGGAAAATTTTCCGGCAAAATTTTTGATTCTTAAAGTTTTCTAAAACTGTATAAAAAATTACAAAATATTGTTGATAAATACGATCAACAAGGGTATAATACCCTTACGTTCATTCGCTATTTTCGAATAGCGAACGGAAGTAAGCCGACTCGGAACGAAGCCGTTCATCTATGGAAGCACTTTTCTTAACTTGCTTACAGGCACAGTTTTTGATTGGTAAAGTTAATATCAACCAAACACTGACTTCTCAACAAAAGAATGATATTGTTTGGGAGATTAAACAAGTTACAAGAAAAGGTTGCTTCGTAGACGCAAAAGCCGACTGAAGGAACGCTCTTTAACCTAAAAACTAAGGAGAAAACCAATGTCGAAAGTAGTTTATCGCGGTGTTGAATACGATACCGAAAAGCGTATTGCATATCAACAGCAGATGATGCAGCAACCCCAACAATACAACGAAACCTATCGTGGTATTAAGTTTGTAAAGGAGGGGCACAAATGAAAAAACTCAATTTCCTTCAACTCATTAAAGAGCAAAAGCAAAAAGAGCAACGTCGTAAACAAGCATCTCTTGCTACGCTGGTAGCGGCAAAATAATTCAAAGGAGGGATTGATTCCCTCCTTTTTTTATGGTAAAATGAATCGAGAGAATATTTTCTTATGGACAAAGACAAACTCAAACTCATCGTCCGTAATCTGGAACTCTTAGTTGACTCTTTGAAAGCAGAAGTGTATTCTGATACTCAAAGTTACTTGAACTATGAGGAAGTAAAGAAAGGATTACGGCACGACTACGACGAAATTTTTGAGGATGATGATGGATACCCCGATTAGTAGGGCAAAAAAACTTGTTAAACTTCTGGAACGATTAGTTAAACAAGAGCATCTTTATACTGCTGAAAAAATTATAGAGATGAAAGGACAACTGCGAGATGTGAAGAAAGAACTCGCACAATTAGAAGGAAAACTTTCAAAAGGATTTGGTAAGAAATGAAACCTATTAAAGCAAACGATCTTCTTGAACTTGATAAGAGACTTCAAGTTGTAAAACTCCAATGCTATCCAATTCCAGAGCAAGTTATTTGGCAAGCAGGAAAGGGTGATTATTCGGAGATTCCTATTCATGAAGTTAAAGTTCCATCACCGATAGAATGTGGTGAATGGATTGTTGAACAACTTTTAGCAAATGAACGAGGTCATTGGGGTCCAATTGAACATCCTGGTATTACCTTTTCAGTTTCTGGATTTGTTCATAATGTAATTGTTCAGGCAAGAACTCATCGTATTGGAACTTCTTGGGATGTTCAATCTCAACGATATACTGGAAAAAGAGTTGTGAAAGTTGCTAATCGTGAACTTGATGTTGAAGAAGTCTTTTATGTGCGCCCTGAGGGGTTCTATACCAACCGTAAAGGTAAAAAGTATGAATGGACCCAAGAGCATCGTCGACGCAAGTTAGAGCGCATTCTGAGTGAGTGTGGGGAGTATGCCAAGTATTATATGGAAGGTATGTGTGAAGAGCATATTCGTGATTATCTCCCTCAGGCAATTCGTCAGAACTTTGTAGTTTCTTTCAATCTGCGTTCTGTTCTTCACTTTATGGATCTTCGTTCTAAACTTGATGCTCAGATTGAAATTCAAGCACTTTGTGATGCTATGGTTCCGGAACTTCAAAAATGGGCACCTAATGTTTGGAAATATTATGAAGAAAAGAGACTACACCGTGCTCGTTTGAGTCCTTAATTTAATGACTCTAAATAAATTATCTTGAATTTATAACAATGGCCACATACCCCGTAGTGAATACAAAAACTGGTGAACAGAAAGAAGTGGAAATGAGTGTCCACGACTGGGATCAGTGGAAGAATGATAATCCAGACTGGACTCGTGACTGGTCTGATCCATCTACTTGCCCTTCTCCTGGTGAGGTGGGTGAGTGGAAGGATAAACTTGTCGCAAAAAATCCTGGATGGAATGACATTCTTCATAAAGCATCAAAAGCACCTGGTTCACGAGTAAAGAAAATCTAGTATGGCAAGAAGAAAAAGAGGCAACAGTGACCAACCTATTGGAGTTGGTCTGACTGCGAAACAAATGAAGCGCAGAAAACCGTTAAGTTCTGAGTATCTAATTGATATTGAACCTCTTACAGACAATCAAAAACGTTTGTTTGATTCATATGTCAATGGCAAACACATTGTTGCCTATGGTTGTGCTGGTACTGGTAAAACCTTTATTACACTCTATAATGCTCTCCAAGACGTTCTGGATGAGCAATCTCCTTACGAAAGAATCTATCTTGTCCGTTCATTAGTTGCAACAAGAGAGATTGGTTTTCTTCCTGGATCTCATGAAGATAAGGCAGATATTTACCAGATTCCTTATAAGAATATGGTGAAGTATATGTTCCAGATGCCTTCTGATGCAGACTTTGAAATGCTTTATGGTAACTTGAAGTCACAAGAAACTATTAAGTTCTGGTCCACTTCTTTCCTTCGTGGAACGACTCTTGATAACTCTATTATCATTGTAGATGAATTCCAAAACCTAAACTTCCACGAACTTGATTCGATCATCACTCGTGTTGGTGAAAACACTAAAATTTGTTTCTGTGGTGATGCATCACAATCCGACTTGCAGAAAACAAATGAGCGCAATGGTATTGTAGACTTTATGACCGTGTTGCGTAAAATGCCATCCTTTGATATAATTGAGTTTGGTGTAGATGATATTGTTCGTTCTGGACTTGTCAAAGAATACATTCTTGCAAAAATGGAAGCAGGTTTTTAATGTTTGATCACGTTGAATTGAATCTCCCGAAACTTGAACGGGAAACTATAGATGGTGTTCGTTATTATTCTGTACCTGATGAAGAAGAACTTCTAAGACTGGTCTCCATTACTTCGGTGACCAGTCATTTTAATAAGGAGATCTTTGTTAACTGGCGTAAGAAAGTTGGTAACGAAGAAGCAGATCGTATTACAAAAGCGGCAACAAGTCGTGGAACTGATATGCACACGCTTGTTGAGCATCACCTCAAAAATGAAACCCTACCAAAAGTTCAACCTCTATCAGATTTTCTCTTTAAAATCTCCAAAACAGAACTCAATCGCATAAATAATATTTACGCCCTAGAAGGGTCCCTATATAGTAAGCAATTAGGTATTGCTGGGACAGTTGATTGTATCGCTGAATATGACGGCGAGTTAGCAATAATTGACTTTAAAACTTCTAAAAAACCAAAACCACGAGAGTGGATTGAGCATTATTTTGTTCAATGTATGGCATATGGTTGTATGCTATACGAACTGACTGGTATTTCAGTCAAAAAACTTGTAATCATTATGGCCTGCGAAAATGGAGAATGCGTCGTTTATGAAGAAAGAGACAAATCAAAGTACATCAAACTTCTCACCGAATACATTAGAAAGTTTGTTAGAGATAAACTGGAACTCTATGGAACCGAATAAAGAACTAGAACAGGCAATAGAAAGTAAATTTTTAACACCTTCAAAATTTGCTCTTGAAATCGAAAAGATTGTTGCAGAAGAAAACTTCAACTATATTGATGCTATTTGTCATTATTGCGAACTCAATAATCTTGAAGTAGAATCTGTTACCAAACTCATTTCAAAACCACTCAAAGAAAGATTAAAGTGGGACGCAACACGTCTTAACTTTATGAAGAAAACTTCGAGAGCAAAACTGCCTATATGATCGTGACTCCATTTGAAACTTATCAACATTATTTGTCACTTAAAAATCATTTCACAAATCCAAAATACGACTTCTTTAAGTATGGTGCGAAGACTCGTGCCAGTATGACATCCTTCAATAAACGTAAGGACAAATACTGGTTCGAAAAGACAAGTCGCAAATATAATGATAAAGAAGTCGTGGATTTTTTGGTATCAAACTTTGTAGCATCAGACACACCAGGTAATTTATGGATTGGGGAGATTATCAATTCTGGCGAAAGAACTTACGCCGATTGGATGCGGAGACAACAGAGTTTGACTTACTTGTTCAAAGAGCAAAGCAACGAATTGTTCTCGGAGATCAAATTAGAGGATGCCTTGAACTGTTCCAAAGGACACCCACCAGTTCTCAAAAAGTTTCTAAGCGGGCAGTTATCGCTAGAAACATTAACAATCTACGAAAAAATATTCCATTTTTCAAACGCTTTTGATAAAAAACTCCTAGACCCAGTGTGGGAGACCGTATCTTTAAAAATCAAAAAATATACACCGTTTCTAAATATTGATGTGTTCTCTTATAAAAAACTTTTACGGGAAATAATCAATGAGTAACTTTTTTGACTCTGATATTATTCAAGAAGAACTGAAAGAAATCAACAAGTTGCAAGAAGATATCTACGGAAGTATTTTAACTTTCGGTATGATGGACCGTGAAACCAAGTTGGAACACATTGAAAAACTTGAACTCTTGCTAGAAAAGCAAAGAGTGATGTATACTAGGTTATCCCTTTCAGATGACCCACAAGCGGTTGAGATGAAAGAGAACCTACGCAAGTCAGTTGCCCTGATGGGATTCCCACCAGAAACTGATATGAGTTTACTTTTCAGTAGTATGAATAAGACCATCGAATCCCTCAAACAATATCTTGACAGGTGATTCAATTTTCGCTATACTATCCAAGTAAATCCCCCGAATCCAAACTAATCCGAGGTAATCCAAATGTCATTTTCCGACCTTAAAAAGCAATCCAAACTTGGCAATCTTACTGCCAAACTGGTCAAAGAAGTTGAAAAAATGAATAATAACAGCGGTTCGTCTGACGACCGTGTGTGGAAACTAGATGTAGATAAGAGCGGCAATGGTTATGCCGTGATCCGTTTCCTCCCTGCTCCTAACGGTGAAGACCTGCCGTTCGTGAAACTCTATTCCCACGCCTTCCAAGGTCCTGGTGGTTGGTATATTGAGAACTCCCTGACTACTCTGGGTCAGAAGGATCCCGTATCGGAACTGAACTCCGAACTGTGGAACAACGGTACTGATGCTGGTAAGGAACTTGCCCGTAAGCAGAAGCGTAAACTGACCTATGTTTCCAACATCTATGTGGTAAAGGATCCTGCTAACCCTGCTAATGAAGGTAAGGTCTTCCTGTTCAAGTATGGTAAGAAGATCTTTGATAAACTCACCGCTGCAATGCAACCTGAGTTTGAAGATGAGGAAGCAATCGATCCGTTTGACTTCTGGCAAGGTGCTAACTTCAAACTGAAAGCAAAGAACGTTGCTGGTTATCGTAACTACGATTCTTCCGAGTTTGCACGTCCAGAAGCACTTTTGGATGATGACGAAGCAATGGAAGCAATCTGGAAGAAGCAGTATTCTCTTGCTGAACTCGTCGCTGCTGATCAGTTTAAATCTTACGATGAACTGAAAAAGCGTCTTGATTATGTGCTGGGTAACAAAGGCACTCCCCGTTATCAAGATCCTGACGTTGCCGATGAAGAAGAGTATTCCCGTGGTCCTGTGAAGGATCTTGATGAAGATCTTCGCAGTGAACTCAACAATCTGAAACCTACCACTCGCCGTGCTGCTGTGGAGGAAGATGAGGATGACGATGCACTTTCCTACTTCGCCCGCTTGGCAGAAGACTGATTAAGTGCTATAATACTGGGGAGGCAAGGGTCTCCCCTTTTTTTATGAAGTCTGATTTTTACATTGATAGAATTACTAAGCAGCAAGCGGGAGAACTGCTGCTGAAATATCATTATCTGAAAGATATATCTAAGGGATTTAAGTCTGGTTATAACTATGGTCTTTTCAAGAAAAATGAATTCTCTCCACTAAATATTGGAGGTTTACAGGGAGTCTGCATCTTCACAGGACTTCCAGTTCCAGAAATAGCAAAAGGAGCATTTGGTCTTGAACGAAACCAACAACAAGGACTCTTTGAACTCTCTCGACTCTGTATCCACCCAGATACACAGTCACAAGAGTACAACATTACTTCTTGGTTCGTTGCAAAAGCGATTAGACAATTTCGCAAGGATACAAGCGTCTCAGCAATCATTTCTTACGCGGATTCTGATTTTCACGATGGTACAATTTATCGTGCTTGCAACTTTAAATATTGCGGTCTTACAGACGCAAAAAAAGATTTTTACTTTGCAGACGGCACCAAACATTCAAGAGGTAAAATAAAAGGTGCTGAGGGAGAATGGAAAGAACGCTCCCGCAAGCACCGTTATGTTATGATGTTTGATAAAAAGTTAAATCTCTTATGGTCAGACGATACGGTTGTTCTCCGTTCTGATTAGTTTTTTATCAACATATTGAGAACTTTTTCCATAATTCATAATAACTCTCATATCATTCAGGAATTGTTGTAAGTATCCTACTTTCAAAATATAAATTTGTCTTTTTTCTTCATTTCTAATTGATTCGTATTCATAATTAGATACACCTATAACTGGATTTATTTCACCTGTTGAGTCTGGTGTAAATACTTGATTTTCATTTGCACCAATACTTGTATAGGTAGAACCAGCGGAAACTACTATTTTAAAGTTGGAATCAACTTTTTGCCCCCTTTGTAATATTAATCTTCCTTTCTGATCTCTTACTTCAACAGTCTCATAGTGATGAATATCATTTAAATTTTGGGTAGTATATTTATTTTCTGCATATACATATAGATCACGATTTGAAAGAGGCCATTGATCCCGTACATTTATAATTCCTGCTGTAAGAAGAACTACCCAATCATAATCAGCACTACCATAAACTAGTTGAGCAACAGTATCTGGTCTTGCACCTTCAGGTATTTGAAATTTATCAAACAGAGTTGCCTTATCTTGCAACCAATCTAAAAGTTTGACTCTACGAAATAAATTTTTAATTCTTACATAATCTCGTGAAGAATTTTTATGTGAAAGAGGTGATGGTATTTCTACGTCTGGTAGTTCTCTAAAATAACTCATTTTAGTAACCTACTCCTTCTTGTGCTTCTGGTTCGAGATAATCTTCTGCGTAAATCGGGTTGATTTCTTTAAATGCCAAAGCCATTTGCATATGAACTGGTGCTCCATCTTCATATGTTGAATAAGTTCCAGATGCAGTATAGTTTACAGAAACATCAGTTAATGCACAGGGTTTAAATGTATTTAAAAACTGATGTTTTCTAGGACCAGTTTTATATGTTAATTGATATACACTGGGAGCACTTATAAACAATCCAGCATTAGTGTTACTTCCAGATCCAGCTCCACCATTTTTGGCAGACATTGTTTGTTTAAGGGTTCTGATAATTTGTTTAACTTCTTCTGCTTCTACTCTTGATCTTGGTGCAAGGTCAAATGTAAATTGGAACGAACGTAGGTTTACACCTTGAAAGAGAAGTTCAAGATTTGAATTAAGAACTTGTCCAGTTGCTCTCGATATAAGACTTGTTACACTTACATTACCACCAAGAGCACTTAATGCTTTACCTGAAATTGCAGTTTGTATTGCTTTTTGTAGTTGTGGATCGTTAAATGCATCTGAACTTTTTTTAAAAAATTCAATAATTTTATCTCCAGTATCAAGTGGATTTTCTTGAACTGCATTCCCAAGACCAAGACCAGCAGCTTCAAATGGATTTAATGTATCTTCACCCCAAGATACTGAAGACGTATCACTAATATTTTGTGGTATTGGTAGAATTATGTAATGTGTTGGACTAACTTTATTTGCTTTTTGCCTTTGTTGTGCTGTTGGTATTTGAACTGGTGGTCCAAAATTAAGTCCACCAGCAATATAATCAAATATTTTTATCTCCAAATAATCTGCTGTATTGTCTAAACTTTTCAGTGGATATCTAAAACTCTTTTTTCCACCACCAGAATTTAAAGAACTAGACGCTGTTGCTCCCGCATAGGCATTTGCATATGCATTTTGTGTTGCAGCAGTGGTGTATGCATTGCTCCCAATAGGAGCACCAACATTAAGGGGCATTTATACTACTTTTTTAAGTATTTAGACGAAAATTTGCAAAAGGTATTGCCTGCAAATCTTTGATTTCAGAAGAATAAACCTCATAAACAGAACCAACAACTTCATTCCAAGTATATTGACGAGTTTCACCCCAATGCATATTTAAACCTCTAAATCCCCACTCAAAAACATCAGTCACTGCAACTAGTGGATTTTGGTCATATCTAATATTTGGTGTTTTGGCATTGTAAACGAAAATATAAAACTTACCCACCTGAGGAACTTTTCCACTCTCTTGTACAACTTCTAAAAGTTCAAGCATCAAGTCATCACCACTTTCTTTTCCGGTAATATTGTCTAAAACGGAACGAACTCTATTGCGATTGGTATCAGTATCCGTTGGATTTTTTGCCGATCTCTGTTCAGCAAGTTTTCTTCTTTGTGACTGGAGTAGAGTTTCTCTCTTTTCTGCCATTACTTGATACCTAACTCGTTCTCTGTTAGAACTTTAAATTCATAACCACGATCCGCACACCATTCTCTTGCCGCTGCCCACTTTGCCTGATTCTTGGCATACTCATATGCTTCATATAAGTATCCTTTTGTTTGTCTTTTCGGTTTAGGTGGTGGAACAGTTTGTCTTTTTGGTTTAATCTCGATCACATATTTTTTGATTGTTCCATTCTCCTCTTTAACTTTTATAATAAAGTCTGGAAAGTACCTGTGAGGTTTTCCATCAATAGGAGAACGATAAACAACACACTTTTCTTCCGATGCCCACTCCAAAACATTTTCATTCAAATCACAGTATACACAAAACTTTCTCTCCCACAATGATCTGTATATGATGTTTGTGGGATCTCCTTTATATTTTTCTGGATATGATGGTTTGTATTTTCCCTTATACGACATCTAAATAACTAAAATACTCATAATAGGTATTTAGAGTGCCCGCACCAAGACCAAGAAAAATATCAGAGTTTAAACCACTTTTTACAAATCTTGCACAGACTTCACATTATCAGGTAGTTTTTGGTGGTTTATCAGGACCTTTAAGATCATATTTAAGATTAAGAGGAATTGATTCACGATTTATTGGTGAATCAGTTGGACTTCTTTGCAATTCTGCATCTTTACCAGGAAGTTCTTTTGCGACTGCTGATATTGTTGGAAATTATACTGGTGTTGCAGAGAAAATGGCACACACTAGAACTTTTACTCAGATTGATTTAGAGTTTTATGTTGACCGATCATATAAAACTTTAAAGTTTTTAGAACACTGGATGGAGTTTATTTCCAGTGGTTCTAGGGAGCAACCCTACCAGGATGGGTATTATTTTAGAATGAGATATCCTGATGAATATAAGTGTAGTGCTTCAAGAATCATAAAATTTGATCGAGATTATAGAAATTATATTGAGTATACTTTCTATGGTTTATTCCCACTTACTTTAAACTCGACTGCAATATCTTACGAATCATCTGGAATTTTAAAGGCAAGTGCATCATTTAATTATGAGAGATATGTTTGTGGAAGAACATATAGTTTTGATATTGCCAGAAGAGAAGATAATAATCAAGTTTCTGAAATATCAACTAATTTCTTAAACGAAACGAGTTCAAATCGTCCAGTGTATGTTCCAGTATCTGCTGGTGCAGCTGGCGCTGGTGGAGTTAGATTTAGACCATCTAATGTTTCGACGGGTGAAGCAATCGTTACTGGACAAATTTATGATACTATTTCTGGTGGATTCTTTGGTGGATCTTCCAACAACTCAAATTCAGCAAACTCTGTAATAGGATCTAGAAGAGTTCTCTAAATATCTTTATCTGATTTGTAAGGATTATTATGCCTTTACCTAAAATTTCCACACCAACCTATGAGTTGGAAATTCCTTCTTCTAAAAAAACGATTAAGTTTAGACCTTTTCTAGTTAAGGAAGAAAAAGTTTTAATCATTGCAATGGAAAGTGAGGATAGTAAGCAAATTGCAAATGCGGTTAAAACTGTTATCTCTGATTGTATTCTCACAAAAGGGATAAAAGTAGAAGAACTTTCAACGTTTGACATTGAATACCTATTCCTCAATATTCGTGGAAAATCTGTTGGGGAGGATGTAGAAGTTCTTATTACTTGTCCAGATGATAATGTTACTCAGGTTCCTACGTTGATTAATCTTGATGAAATTCAAGTTCAAGTAAGTGAAGATCATTCAAGAGATATTAAACTCGACGATACTTTAATGTTGAGAATGAAATATCCATCGATGGACGAGTTTATTAAGAGTAATTTTACCGCTGGAACTGAGATTGGAGTAAAAGAAACTTTTGATCTTATTGCATCTTGCATAGAGCAAGTTTATTCGGAAGAAGAATCTTGGGCAGCAAAAGATTGTACTAAGAAAGAACTTTTGGAGTTTGTTGAGCAGTTAAGTTCAAAACAGTTCAAAGAAATTGAAAAATTCTTTGATACAATGCCTAAACTTTCTCATACTATTACTGTTAAAAATCCAAAAACTGGTGTCGAAAGTGAAGTTGTCTTGGAGGGTCTGACATCTTTTTTCGCGTGAGTATGGCTCACGAGGATCTTGAGTCATACTATAAAGTTAACTTTGCTTTGATTCAGCACCATAAATATAGCTTGACAGAACTAGAAAATATGATACCTTGGGAAAGAGAAATTTATCTTTCTCTACTTAAACAATATATTGAAGAGGAAAATCTAAAACAAGGAATAAATGGCTGAGATTAAATCGCCACTATCAGGAGGATTAAGAGTCGCTAGAAGAACAGTGTCTGCAGATGCTTTTGTAAGTGCGGCACCACCACCACCTCCTGCGATTTCTCAACCAGATCCAGTTACAACTTCATTAATTCAAAGAAACTCATTAGCATTAAATACAGTTTCTGAGCAATTATCATCATTAACACAACAGGTTAATTCCCTGAACGTTGCAATGCAAAACGTTTATGGAAACGTAGTGCAAAGTTCTGCATTAGAAAGACGGAAAGACTCTCAAGAACAAGAACAGGAAAGAAGACTTGCTGAGCAACAGTTAAGAGAAGGTAAAGAAAGTATAATTGAAAGAAGAATACAAAATGCACTTGTAAGTCCAGTTCAAAAAGTTGCAGCAAAGGCATCATTTACACTTTCACGTGTAATGCAATTTTTTACCACTCTTTTGGGTGGTTGGTTAATTAACCAAGGCATAGAAACTATCAAAGCTCTTGGTGATG